AAGCAGAGCAAGTAGTTCATCATACACTGACATATAAGCATTTTAGCTTCTATAGAGTATCTTGTCAACCGTGCCTGTATTGCTAGGATCGTCTACTGCGCGGAATCGTACGAATGTAAAGATTCCGGTAAAGTTTATATATTGTAAGTTATCGTATATATCAACAGTATCAAGTATTGCCCAACCTTGATTGCTTTCGTTGTTTAGTGTAACTTCTACATTAACAGTTCCAGTATATCCTATGCTATAGATAGCTGCTGTATGTAGGGCATTGTTCTTGCCATTTAGTTCAGGTCTAGCATTAACAGTTGAAGTATACTTTCCGCTAGGTGTTGTTGTAAAAGTATCTAGCACAACTGAAGGATATATTTGAGGGAAGCTATTGCTTATAATTTCAACTGGAACACTTGCTCCGTATTGGCTATCTCCGTAAAGTATAGTTTTCTTACCATTAGTATCTGTGAGATAAGCACTGTACATATATAGGCCGCCGTTGATTCTCTCTAGATCACCTTCATTCACTGTAAACTGTATTAAACTGTTATCACCGCCTTCTACAGTCTTTGTAAGCATACATTTTAATTCACTAGTATTTCTATCTAATAGCACCCAAGATAGAGTCTGTCCTACAGCATTGATTAGTTTTTGATCTCCATTAAGTAGTTTAATCTGGAAAGTATTATCAATACCTTTATACAATTTCATGTTTCTTGTGTACATTTTTCTATATCCCATAGCCAAAGGCGCCAGATCTGTGTAAAGAGATTGGACGTTGTTGTATAAATACGCAGCTTGTTTTAACATATTTGGAGCCCTTTTTATATTTATGACTAATTTAAAAGATAAGATCCAGGATCAGTTTCCGTTCATCACTGTCATAACATATGGTAATTTAGAATATGTAGGCATAGTAATCAATCAAGACAACAACATAACTAGCATTTATGATTATAATATCTTGAAAGCAGACGAACACAAGAAGTATTTTTTAGAAATGGGTGATGTATGGTGGTGGGAATCAAACCGTATGTTGCCCATAAATATTTTCTTACGCAAAGAAATGGATGTGTTCCGTTATGCTATAAAGAATTTCGCTACTAAGGATGTAGTAATAATCATGGGCCCAGTTGTTAATCTACACAATATTATAATGAAACGAGTTAAACGTCGTTCTGTTCAACTAGTCCGCAAGCGTTAATCTTTCACAGATTAGATTAAGCTGTACTACGATAGCCGCAGCATATGCGATCGCATGTGATCTCTTAAAGAAATATAGATCTTCGGATGGTCTTTCCCATACTTCTCTTTTTATCGTATCCCAATCTCGATCAAGCAAGTATCTCTTAGCTGGACGTATAATGGCTAGTACTGCTGCTAGTTCTTCTATGCTAGAGGGTTTGAGTTTCTTTAAGATTGAGTGATGCTCACTAATGTGGAATAGTTGTGTAACAACTTCTTCATGTTCTAGCAGATTCCATACAGGTTCTTGATCTAGTAACTGTGTTAGATGAGTTTCATCTCTAACACCTTCATACATACTAACATTTAGGAAATCTACTTTAAAGTATCCTCTATCCTCAGCAGTCTTATAATCTATAGTTGCTATGTTAGTAAATGGATTGTGTGGGATAGGTTGGAAGTATACGCCTGTGTTATGTTTAACAGATTGACCTTTTTGATCACGCATAGCGATATGATGCTCTAGTATATCTAGAGCTTTAGTACGATCAAAGAAATCTATATCAATATCAGGCATTAGTGTTTAACATTACTATCAAAGAACAATAAGGGCAAGTTCTCTTCTAGGAAATCACTAAACTGCTCTATCTGTTCAGCATCCTCAAATCCATTAAACTTAACCGTAACTTCCAATGTGTCTTTATCTAGTGTGAGGATGTATCGTAGATCGACTTCATCTGGATTCATAGTTTTGCTTCCTTTATAATGTTCTTTACAAACTCTGTATCGTTCTTATTTGCTTTAAACTTACCTAACCAGAAAGGTAAGTCTATCATTGGACCTACAGTCTGTAATTGATCATCTGATAAGTTCTTTAATGCTTTCATCCCATTATCACTGTTTAACATTATCCAGGGACTAACTTTACCATCTCGGATATCATATGTTATTCTATTTAAGTTCGCATAAAGGAAATAGTGATTCCACTGTGCTTCATTCTTGTTAGCCCATTCACACATAGTATTAATTGATCGTTCACTTGCTGATTCAACATTCTCAGATTTTATTAGATCAACAACATACTTGTCGTATAGTTCTTCCTTACACCATTTGTCTAAAGGTATTTGGCTTTTAATAACCCAATCAATATACTTGTCTGGGTATAACGGATTTACATTGCTCATAAAGCTACCAAACTTTACAAAAGCATTGTAGTATGGACTCTTACAGAACTCTTCGTATGTTTTTTCTGTTTTACCGTTCTGTGTTAGTTTATAGAAACGATTATAGACATAAAATCCAGATTGTACCCTGCGTTCATCCTTCTGCATGAATCGACGCTTAGGCTCGCACATATGTACTGCTAGTGTCTTTTCTTTAACAAAGTCTTTCTCGCAGAATCGACACTTGAACTCTTTAGAGATCTTTGATCTCCTTATCTGTCCAACCGAGCTCTCTAGCAAGTTCTTTAAGTTCATCATTGGTACTGATTTCCGCTAATAGTTCTAGTTCATCTTGTTTCATATTAGGATATACATCCTCTAATAACTTAACACGTTTGCTATTCTTTGTTTTCTTACCTAACCCAAGCCATTCATGATAGAATGTTTTATTCCCATCCCAGTTACATAAGCACAGTAACTGCCACATTAGTTTAGGATGTTTCTGTAGTGTAAACCAATGTTTATTAAAATATTCGTTTACAGTTAGTACAAAGTGTTCAGCGTGTTCTCTATTGCTTGTCTTGGCATTACTTATATAACGATTAAGTATCCAAAGTTCACTCTTAAGAGCCTTACGTTGGTCATCATCAATATCATCCCAGAGATTCTTTGCTCCGAGATCAACTGCTAGTATCTTTTCTTTAAGTGCTATCTTTTCTGTCATCTTTTACAGTATAGTATATAAGCAGTAGATTATCAAGTGCTTTCTTGAGAGATATGTTCGTTTCAGATAGTTCTCTTATCTCTCGGAATGCTGTATATGTGAATAGATTAGTTTCGGGTTTCTGTATTAGTTCTCGTTCCATAGTACCAAACTCTCGACGATAAACAGTTTCACCTAGATCTGGTGATTCGTATATGTACTGTTTATCGTCGTTCTCGGTTACTTTTATTTCTATCACATAAGCTTCCCGTATTGTATGATCTCACTCTGTCTACTTATCTCTTTTACAAAGTAAGCACATGGAGGCTTATCTCCATCTGTTAATGGTGTAGCCAATATGTGCCCATTACGCATCTTTGGGAAGTACCACTTAACATCCATGTATATGTTAAGTATTTCTATCTCGCCAAAACTAAACTTAAAGTCAGTTAATGGATTGAATACAAATGCATCAAACCCTCTATCAGTAAGTGATGTTAAGGGCACAACTTCTAGATCATTTCCACTCTCTCTACATCCAACTACTATACACCAGTCCAATGGCATCTGTATTTCATATTTGCCAATCCTAAGAACGACTGCTGGGCTATTAAAACTCTCTAGGAATATCAATGGTTGGAAAAAGAAATCAGGTTCATTCGGATTAGAGTTATCTAAAACCGAGAACCGCATGTTATCATCTACTTCTTCTGGTAAGTTGTTTAAATGGAATGTCCTATTATCTAGTGTTAAAATCTGCATTATACTCTTTCTAAATATCTACCTTTGTTATCGTGAACGGATATTTTGCGTCCTTATAAAATTTCTTACGTTCTGTTAAATGCCTTTTAGCATACTTACAACTCGATGTTATGTCCCATATCTGTACAAAGTCTTTATCTTCTGCTTTACGTATTCCACGCCCGATAGACTGAATGACACGAACAAAAGACTTGCCAGGCTCAAGGAGTACCAGATTAAAGATACGAGGAATATTGATCCCCACAGCAGCCACGCCGTAAGTTGCCACGATGATCTTATTATCGCTTGTCTTAATCTCATCATATTCTTCCTTCCGTTCTTTTGATTTCACTGCTCCACTAACAAACGCAGCCTCTGGAATTAGATCAATTAACTGCTTTCCGGAGTCAATTCGATTAACTAGCACGAGCGTATTACCTGTTAGTGCTATTTCGTTTATCTTCTTGCTCAACCATTTGATACGATCAGGGTCTGTAACTAGATATTTGTATTCATCAGCATATGAACGAAACTCTTTAACATCTGTTACTTGTGTGATATTAACATGGCACTGTGCTAGGATACCTTTTTCCTGTAATTGATTAGCAGTAACACGATGGATAACTTCACCAATTGAACAGCGGATTGATTCGTATTCGAACTTCTCTTTAGGAACAGTTCCAGTTAATCCCCAACGTATTGGAGAGTTAGCAAAGTTAATTGTAAGTAACTTCTTAAGTACTTCGGCTTTTGCTTGATGTACTTCGTCAATGATAATAGCGGCAACACCTTCTGTAAATTCTGCTAATGTAAGCAGTTCAGTATCGTGGCTCTTCTTATCTAGGATGTTTAGGCTCTGCCAAGTACAGATCGTATGTGTCTTGTTAAGTTCTTTACGATCTCCGTAATAGACTCCAACATCTAGTCCTACATTGATATAGTCTTCTTCTGTCTGCTCTACTAGGCTCTTGTTTGGAACGATAACCATCGTCCTACCATACTTCTCGCAGATCTTACTTAAGGTCGCGGTCATGATCGTCTTTCCTGCCCCAGTGGCAACTTCTTGAAGTGCTTGTGGAGTTTCTAGGAAGTTGTTGATGACTTCAACTTGATCATCACGTAGCCGTATCGGCTTGCCGGCGAATCTATGACCACTTGGCCAAACTTTGTCTCCCCAAAATTCCTCTGTGATATTTTCAAAACCAATTTTAGGGTGTTGCCTGAGATCATCAACTTCGATATCGTAGCCTAGATCATCAAGTATAGGTAGGATATCATCAAGTTGATTGATGTATCCAGTACCCCCAACTCCAAAGAATGCTACAGTACCATCCCACCTACCTAAGCGATAAGAGGGTTGATACCTTGCCCATGGGACTTCATACTTGAACTTATTAGCCAGTTTCTTTCTAGCTTCAAGGCTCAAGCCTTCGAATTTAATGTTAACTTCATCCTTGATTATAAGTTTACAACTTGACAATGTTACGTCCTAAAATTGTTTTTAGATTAGTATCTGTATAGTACAGTACATATGGATGATGTTCAATCAATTTCTGTATAGATGTATGTGAAAAATACATTCCACTAGTAATAATAAACTTAGGTTTAAATCCTGTCTTGTATAATATCTTTGGCAGTTTGCTTTTAACAAAAACTACCTTAGTATTTTCATCTAACATATTATTTAAACTATTTTGCTTAATAAGTTCGTTAAACTTTTTATTCATCTGACTACGGAAAAGTACAGTCATTTCCTTCTTGCTAACACCAATGGACTTAAACATCGTGTACCAACTATCTAGAGCAGAATGTAAGTTCCTCTCATCAGTTAATACTACTAGTATTGGCCATTGCTGTATAGCATTAATAGCAGTACTTAGATTTATATCTTCCTTAAGAGAACAAGTAGATCCATCTAACTTTAACATGTTCTGTACAAGTTCATCATTACTTATTGAAGGTATATGTTCAGTTAACTTCTTGCTGAGACTTATTCCTAGACTCCTAGCTAAGAAGATATCTGGAATGATCTTATTAGAACGATGATCGTTAAAATAATTAACAACACTTTTATGTGAGTTGCGTAATACTAAGGTGTTGTCTACATAATCAATGATTGGTTTATGGTCTTCAAAATTATCCTTGATTGTTTTGATTTCATCGTACCATAGCTGGAGTTTAGGATCAATTTCAAACTCAAATTCTTTTAAGCACTCAATAATTCCATAGATATTCTTATCAGATAGATAGAAGAACTTCTCACGATCAACGAAAGTATAATCACCTCGATACACGCTAAAGATCTTGTTGATCTTCTTATCAAATGGTAACTTTACTTTGATATATTGCTTTCCTTCATGAACGGCTAGATAGATCTTCTTCTCTAGTTCTAGTGCGCGGAAAGGATACTTATAGATTGGATTCTTAACAAGGAACTCGTAATTAGGGATCTCCTTATACAGTTCCATATTGTTTTCAAATATAGTTAGTAACAGAGTTGCTTGTTTCTCTGTCAATGCCAATGGAGGATTCTTTAGCAGTTGTGCGCTCATGCTAAAGATAACGCTCTTATCTCTAGGAGAGAGTTTAGAGTTATCTACACAGTTGCTAGGATCACGGATATAGTGAGTAAGATCTTCTATGTACATCATTTTATTATTATACACAGAACTGTGATATATGTCAATTACAAACTTGCGTCTTCCATGCCAGCGACACGTAATTTGATAACATTACTCAATTGCCACTGTTTAATATCTAAAGCCTTAATGATACCTAACCACTTGTTACGTAGCAGTGCGAATTCGTTAATAATCTTTTCAAAGTCTACTACATCAGCTTCACCGTCTACATATTTCTCTACGTCTCGGCTAGAAAGAGCACGAGCATAATTCTCTAAATATTTTTTAAAGAATTGGCTACGTAAACGGCGTTGCTCGATGTTTAAGTATTCTAAAATAGCTTCGATCTCTTGTAGCTGATTATAACGATGCTCGACTATTCCGGGCATCGATGCTGCGGCTTTTTCGATATTCCCTATTATCTTTACTTCTCTACGAGCTTCAGTAAGTTCGTACTCATAGTAAGTGATAGCTTCGGGGATATTAGAAATGTCTTGGCTAACTTTAGAATACCATGTCATGTATCACTCAATCATCATCGTAGTCTTCGGGCTCTTCAATATCTAGTGCGATGCGGATAGCTTCGTCTAGATCATCGTCGTTTCCTAGAGAGTTTTCAATATGCTGTTCACTTACACCATTCTCACTGAGGATATCAACGTACTTCTCAGCAATAACAGCCAACTGCTTCTTATCTGAATACTCTCTAATCAAGTGCCAAATTTCTACAATAAGTTCTTCGTTCATTCTACTGATTCTCCGATAATGTCTTCTTCAACAGCCACTGGTTCAACTGGCTTGATTAGTATATAGTCTAACATGACCATATTCAACAATTCTCCAGTCCACTTCTTGCGATATTCTAAGAATTCATTACCTTTAGAATCCGTATACTTAAGACGATTACCCTGCTCCTTGATAATGCCCTTCTTCTCAAATAGATCGAGCAATCCACTATATGGGTTCATACCAGTATCATATGGAATCTTGATCTGTAAGCTTTCAAAAGGCTTAGCATAGCGTGTCTTCATGATCTTACAAGCAGCACGGATACCATTTACTTCTGATACCTTGTTACCATCTAGATCTTCCTTAAGCTTGAGCTTCTTCATAGCTACTACGATAGAACTAGCATATACGAAACCTTGTCCACCGCTGATCTTATCGTCTGGATCAAACATATCCTGTGAAGCATATGTATGATTAGTACACACCATTCCTACATTGTAGGATCCAAACATATTAACGCAGTTGCGCACAAGTGCTGTTAGTGCCTTAGGTTTACGGCCCATATCACCCTTTAGATCGCCTGCTTCAAACTGATTAATATCAGTTGGAGTTAGCAACATACCTAGTGAGTCTACTACAAACAATACCTTAGGACGATCTTCCATCGCCTTATATTCTTTCATAAACTCATGGATAGTTTTAGCTACGTCGTCGATCATCGCCATGTTGAGCTTTAGAAGCTTATCCTCACTAGTATCAACACCTAGTGCGTGTAGCCACTTCTCATCAAGAGCGTTTTCGCTATCAATGAGCACTACGAAGATGCCCTGTTCTTGTGCGTGTTTAACGATATTACCAGAACAGATATAGCTCTTGCCAGCACCTGATTCACCAGCGAAAACTGTAACCTTACCAAGAGGAATACCTCGATGGAAGTCACCGCTAATGAGATAGTTTAGAGCATAGTTACCTGTAGAAACCCAATCAGTAGGATCATTAAACCCTACACCAAGTCCATCGATGCTCTTAGTTAGACTTTTACGGAATTTAGTTAAATCAAATGTTTTTGCCATTCATACCTCCAGATTGTAAAGAGTAGTGGGGAATTTCTTCCCCACTCTTTATCTTACTTAGACTGCCTTGCGCGGATCATGCTTAGGATGTCGTTAGCCTTGCTATCACCTGAACTCTTTGTCTCAGCAACAGGTGGTGTGACCTTTGCTGGAGTTGGCTCAAAAGGGATATCGTCATCCTCCACTACAGCTGCCTTAGGCGATGCTGCTGGAGTATTACGAGTGTTTGGATCACCAGTTGCTTGGCTCATGCCAGCAGCACGATAATACTGTCCCCACTTCTCTGCGTCATATGCTTCTCCATCAACGGATGCTTCAAACATCTCCTTGATAACCTTAAGCTCTACGTCAGTTGGCTTCTTAGGTAGATAGTCCTTTAGATTGAATAATCCATGTGCGTTGATAGCCTTAATGTCATTATCATTAAGTGCTCGCTCACGGCGCCCCCACTTTGATGTAGAATAGTCAGCAAATCCACCCTTGCTTGTCTTGGCAATACGGAAGTCTAGACCATGCTGATAATCAGTTGGGAGATCTTCGATCTCTGGATCAAGTAGTGCTGCACGGACGATCTGGAAGATCTGAGGACCAAGGATAAACCTACGGATAGGATTCTCAGGTGTGTTCTCTTCCTTGATAGGATCATCAACAACAATACCCTGGAACAAGTATGAACGCTTCTTCCAATACTTACGGCCCATGTCTTC